CTTATAGAGGACTCAGTGTTATTAAGACACACGCTAGTGCCATAGCTACAGACGATTTCTCTGCTACGTTCACTAAGAACTTCTTTAAGAACAACGCTGGTTTATCTGGTGTTCTATCACTTAAGGGTCAAATAGAGGTTAACGCATTCAAGGCGTTTGCTCGGCAGTGGAGGCAGAAGTACGAAGGTGTAGATAACGCTGGTAAGACTGCACTACTAAGAGAAACAGATGCGACATTTACTAAGGTAGGGCTTGGCTTAGATGAGCTTGATATGACAGCACTCCGTAAGATGACTAAGGATGACATCCTACAGGCGTTTAGAGTACCACTTCCACTACTAGGTAAGGCAGAAGGCACAGGACTTAACCAAGGATCTGTATTTGGCTTAGAGTATGTATTTGCCAAGTACAACATAGAGCCTAAACTAAACACCTTAGATTCAGCAGTTCAGATACTTGCCGATAGATACTGGAAAGAACAAGGCTTAAAGGTAGAACACGAATCTACAATACCAGAGGATAAAGAGTTTGAGCAAAAGCAGGAGATGGACTTCCTACACACAGTCAAAACAGTTAACGAGGTTAGAGCAGATCATCACCTAGACCCTATACCTGATGGCAATACTTTATATGTTCCATCTAACCTACTACCGCTAGGAGAAACAGCACTACCAGTTACGCAGTCTAAAGGTTTAACACTTAAGAAGCACGTTACTATTACTAAGAGCCAAGTTAAGACCGAACTATCTACCGAGACTAAAGAGAACTTCCGCTTATCTCTTATGAAGAACCAGTTGAAATATGAGCGTAGTTTTAAGAGAGCAATAGCCCCAGTGTTAAAAGCACAACAAGAAGAAGTGCTTAACAACCTAGAAGCATTTGCATCTAAGGCTAATGATGTAAAGCACTTTGATGATGCAGAAGCCGATAAGAGTTTTGTAGAAGCAATACTACCAATAATGCTCAAGTTGTTTATAGCACAGGGAATCATAGCCTTAGCCTTCGCAGACGACTCAGGAGCAGAGTTTAAGGTAACAGATGCACTTAAGGCCGAAACAGCAGAATCGGTTACTAGAATGGCTAGAAACTTTAATGACGAAACCCTAGTTGCTCTTAACGAAACAGTAAACGCTGGCGTACAGGCAGGAGATAACCTAGCCGATCTTAAGAAGCGTGTTGAGGCTACATACAAAGAGACTAAGGGATATAGAGCCGAGAGGATAGCGAGAACTGAGACTTTAAAAGCTAGTAACAGGGCTACAGTTAACGCTTACAAGCAGACAGGATATGTTACTGGTAAGCAATGGCATGCAAACCCTGGGGCTTGCCCGATCTGTGAGCAAGTAAATGGTAAGACTGTTAGCCTAGACAATAACTTTGCTAACGTCGGTCAAAGTATATCTTATACAGAAACAAACGCAGAGGGTGAGGAGGTGCAAAAAGAGTACCCAGTAAGCTATGAAGATATCGGAAATCCTCCGCTCCACCCCCAATGCATGTGCTGTGTAATACCATTTACAGAGGAGGTAAACTAATATGGCAGTCAAAATAAAGAAAGCTAACGCAAGAAACCTAAACATAGCGATCACAGAAGATGGAACAGCTAAGAACATAACTGGGTGGACTGTTACACTAGCTTGTAAAAGGAAACAAGGAATGACTAACGCTCAAGCAGAGTTTGTAAAAACAGCAAGTATCACTAACGCTGCAGGAGGGCTTGCAACAGTTGCTTTAGACTCAACTGATACTGATATGCCAGCTATGGTCTATTATTGCGATGTGAAGGCTGTGGATGGGTCTGGGAATATACAAAACTCAACGACCTTTAAGATTGAGATAACCGAATCTATAACACTATAAACAATGGCAGACTCCAACATTAACATAGAGATCACAGAGGCAACTCCAATCTCATTAGAGATAGTGGAGGACACACCTGTTCAGCTAGAGATAACTGCGACTGGCCCTGCTGGCGTAGTCCAATCTATAGTAGCTGGTACTAACGTAACTGTTAATAGCACTGATCCTGCTAACCCTATTGTCAGTGCGACAGGTGGCGGTGGTGGCGGTAATATGCAGATCGGTGAGCCAGTTGTTGATGCCCTACCTAGACGAGCTTTATTCACTGATGATAACGGAGATCTCACAGATGATGTGATGAAATCCAAAGATATTAGCTTCTTTGGTGGTGCTTTAACTGGAAAAGCAGTTAAGCCTGTGAACTTTGTACATGATGATAGTATGCTGCTTGGGGGTATTGATGCAACCTCTTTTGGTGGAACTGAGACTTTTGGAGTACTGCAATCTATAGATAGAAGTGGGTCTTTTGCCTATACAAAGGTAGACTTTGCTAACCTAGACACTGTACCGCCTGAGACATTATTCTTAATTGGATATGATGCAGGAACAGGCAAATCTCAGATGGTCTACTACCCTAACGGAATACTCTCAAATCCAAGCCCAATGTTTACTATTGATGAGACTGGTGTATCTCTTAGCGGTTCACAAAAAATAGCCGCTGTAGTAACTAACTTTGATTCTCCGCTAGACACAAACATACCAACTGCACTAGCCACAAGAACTCAGATGATGTCTTTGCTTGGTACTTATTCTTATGGGTCAGATTCAATCAACTTCTATGGTGGAGCAAGTAACGTACCATTTGGAGATTATACTCCATATAACGGGGATCTACTGAGAATAAGAACTGCTGGTAGTAAAGACTTCGGGTTTGGTCTAGTGTATGGTCAGATAGGAGACTTCATTTACTATGACGATGATGAGTGGAAGCCACTATTCAATCCTAAACGTGTTGCTAACGCTACCTCTAACTCTCTGCTTGCTACGGGGAGTGCTACTAATAATGAGATACAAACTCTGGACACAGCCACTTACCCGTCACTCACCGAGCTTTCCTATGTTAAGGGTGTAACAAGTGCTATACAGACACAGATTACAGCCAAGAAGACAGACTCAATGGCTACCAATAAGCTATTAGGTCGTGGAACTGCTGGTACTGGTGCGATAGAAGAAATAACTTTAGGCACAGGCTTATCATTAACTGGTACTACTCTTAACTCAAGTGGCGGTGGCGGATCAGGTGATGTGGTAGGCCCAACAAGCTCAGTTGATAGCGAAGTAGTACTGTTTAATAGCAATACAGGTAAGCTTATCAAAGCAGCTACAATCACTGGACTCGCTAAACTAACAGCAGGAGTGCTGTCTGCGGCTACGGTAGGGACAGACTACCTTACGGGTTCAAGTTCCAACGCACTCACTAATAAAACCATAGATGCAAACGGAACAGGTAACTCAATCACTAACCTTGAGACTGCTGACTTTGCCACTAACGTAGTAGACACCGATGGTACTCTTTCTGCTAACTCTGATACTAGACTTTCATCTCAAAAGGCTATAGTAACCTATGCTCAGAAGCGTACGCCAAGGGGTACAAGCAAATATGATGGTGCGAGTGTTAGAGACTACTGCATACCAGGGGCAAGCTATCTATCTGGTGTTTCCGCTTCCGCACCAAGTACTAATCGTTGGGTATTTGAACCTTATGTCATTACTGAGCCAACAACTTTTGATAGAGTAGCTCTTGAAATAACTACTGCGGGGGCAGCAGGAAAACTTGCTAGACTATCTATCTACACAGCAGATCAATATTGGCAACCAGCTACATTAGTACAAGACTTTGGAACTATTGCTGTAGATCCTGGTGCAGTTCCTACAGTTACTTCTATAACCATAAACCTCACCCTACAGCCTGGAAGATACCTCGGTGTTTGGATAACAGATGGAGCAGCGACGTACAGGCAAATTACTAGCTACTTCCAAGGTGGTGGTATAAACTCAGCAGGATCTACTACTCCGCTTAGATACTCATTCCAGTCACTTAACGGAAGTGGTACAGTTGCTAGTGGGTTCGCTGCAGTTAACCCTAAATGGGAGCGTGATTTGTACTCATCAGTCGGTACTTTCAGTTACTATATAAGATGGAGGGAGGCAGTTTAATATGGGAAAAATAATAGAATATGGTCAGGGCGGATATGATCCAACTAAACCAAACAATAATGTTGTAGCCGAGTATAATACGCCAGATGTAGAAGCTGAGGTGGTGGACGAACTTAAACAGATCCCGCAATCTGCACTAGACAACTTATCAGACAAGCTTAGCGATCCAACAGTGAACACAATAGCAGAACTTAAAGGTGCTCTAGGCGAATTTCTAGGGGAGATTAAATAAGATGACAGAAGAACAGAAACAAGCAACAATAGAAAAGCTAGAGGCAAGGCTTGAGGCAGACATCAACCTCATTGAAAGAAAGATGATAGAAAGCCTGATCAGGATCTTAAAAGGGGAAGCCAAACCACAATAGTGCTACAATTAAAGTTATAACTAAATTGAATTTATATGGATGATATTAAGCAAAGAGAAATAGGAGAGAAAGTACAGGTTAGTCTTGGCTTAGAAAACTCTCTTACTAAAGACCTTGGAGACGGAGTACTTGAAACTGTAGTTACTACAACCGCCCTAGATAGACACAATGAATCTATCGCTAGTGCAGGAGTTAATACTGATAGCTATATGGCTAACCCAGTTGTTTTATACGGACACGATTATGCCTCACTGCCTATTGGTAA